TCATGTTGATAATGAAAATCATAATTTTTATGCTAATAATATTGTTGTACATAATTCCATTTTAAATAAAATCAGAAGGGTTTTTCGTCAACTCGTAATGGCTGAAGACGCTATGCTTACCTATCGTATTGTTCGTGCGGGTGAGAAAAAAGTGTTTAAAATCGATGTCGGAAATATTGATGAGGATGATATCGAGGAATACATCTACAGAGTCGCTACAACGTTTAAGAAAAACGCACAGATTCAACCCAATGACGGACAAATCGACTACAGATTCAATATATTGGGTAATGATGAAGATTATTTTCTACCAGTAAGAAACGCCAATACCGAGACTGGTATTGAAACCCTGCCCGGTGCTTCGAATCTAAACGATATCCATGATATCGAATATCTTCGTGATAATCTTTTTGTTGGACTTGGTGTTCCGAAACCGTTTTTGAGTTTTCAGGATGCTGCTGGTGGTGGTAAAAATTTGGCGCAATACGATATAAGGTTCGCAAAGAAAATAAATCGCATTCAACAAGCCATAATTCAGGAACTCAATAAAATGGCAATGATTCATTTGTTTCTTTTAGGTTATACTGGGGAAGACCTTAATAGTTTCCAAATCACACTCACAAATCCGAGCACGCAGCAAGAACTTCTGAAATCAGAATTAATGCGTGATAAGGCACAAACATATGGTGAATTAACTCGTGCAGAGGGTGGTATTGCTGCTATGTCCCATACACAAGCAAAACGCATAATATTTAATATGAGTGATAAAGAAATTGTTGACGACCTTAAACAACAGAAGATGGAAAAAGTCGTTATGCAAGAACTTCAGGATTCACCTGTCACTATTAAGAAATCGGGTCTATTCACTGATATCGATAAGAGATTTGGTGAACCTCTTGAAGACATGGAAATGACTGGTGGTACTGGTGCTGAAATGCCTCCTGAAGGTGGTGCACCTCCAGCGGGTGGTGATATGGGTGGTTTACCACCTGCTCCCGCTGGTGGAGGTGATATGGGTGCTGACATGGGTGGTTTACCACCTGCTCCCGCTGGTGCTGGTGGTGGTGCTCCAATGATGGAAAACAGGGGTTTAACCGATGAGGAATATGATAATCACGTGAATAATATGGTTTATGGGAAAACACGTGAACCCGATACCAATAAAAGTATTGAAAAAGAAATTATCATGGAAAACGATAACAAGAATAAAATCCTGAATAAAAATGCTGAACAAATGGTTAGCGAGATAGATTCTCTATTGGAAAATTCGAAATCGATTAACATGTTGAATGAAACCGATGATTTAGAAGGTATTGATATTGAGGATATTGATAACATTAACTTTGAGAAATAATTTAAGTATTTATATTTTATTGAAAACCAGATAAACGTTTATAATTAATTACAGTATTTATATTAAATCGAATCGCACCATATGAAAAATGTCAACATAGGAATTGCCAATCTGATAATTTCCAACAAATTAAAGGAATCGTACTTTAACGATAAATTAGTTGTTGAATCGAAAGAACTTGCCAGAGACTTTTTTAATGTGGTAAAAAAATCTCCCGTGCTTCAGTTAGAATTCAAGGTCTTCAACAACATTGAAAACAAACATATTGAAAATGAGCAAGCAGCCACACGATATATCGATAATAACATCAAGTTATTTGAAATATACACTAATGAAGAGATTGAAGAAGAACGAGCAAAACTACGTGGTTTTCTTACCGAAGACATAAGTTATGACTCTGAAAGAATTGAACTTTATAACGCAATTCAAACCCTGATTAAAGAATCTCTTAGTTATGGGGAAAATGTTGATGTTGATGAAATACATGAAGCCTTTACATTCATATTGAATCACATACAAAAACCCAAGAAAAATTTGGTTGAGAGTGTTGATACCGATGAAATCAATGAAGAGGTGTTGGAAATCGCAGTTAATAAATTCAATGAGAAATACGGTGGTCTTGATGAAGACGATAAGAATCTCGTTAATTCATTAATCAAAGCCGATAATAGTGAAAAACAAGAACTTCTGGAAACCTTTAAATCAAATGCTCTTGAAATTCTGAATGAAATTCGGGATGATAATACCAAAGAGAATGTTGAGAAAGCCATAATGAAAATCACCGAAATGAAATACGATGAAAAAACCGTTGATGACAATATCGTTGAACTCCATGAACTGAAAAAGGAATTGGATTAAAACAAGAAAAGGTCGGTTCACACCGACCTTTTTCATTTTACACGTATTTGTTAAAATATGTTTTTTTCATGGCATTCAAATCCACATTACCATCAATCCCAGTAACATTACCCTGAAAACTAAATTGCCAGATATCCCAGTTATACCATTTACTAATTGGTGTTGATGGTTCCCAGACTTCTGAATTCATACTACCATTGACATTTGTTGGTCTTGCGTACCAAAGCGGATAATTGCTGAGATAATCAGTGCTAACTTTTTTCAGATATTGAGGGGCGGTATATATCATGATTTCATATCCCGCACCTTTCATTATTTCTATCCATTTTAAGACATACGTTTTAACGTCTGCGTCTCTATTACTCCATCTATATGCTTTTACCTGTGTGAAACAGTCCATTTCTAAATCCAAGACTATGGGGAGTTTGGGTTTATCGAATAACGTGAGTTTAGAAATACAGTAATTGGCATCGGCTACAGCATCATCGGCAGGATTATTTGTTCTACCGAATTCCGCAAAATGATAGAACGTGACTTCAACACCGTTTTCTTTTGCCTCTTCAACGTTTTTCACGAAATCATATCTACTATATTTACCAGAATACAGGTGATTGCCTTGTGTTATCTTCATAATCGCAAAACTAACGTCAACACTGTTTGTTTTCATTTGTTTCCAATTAATGTTGCCGTTCCGATGCGATACATCAATACCGTAAACCGAATTCAATTGGTCAAGTCGTTCCTGAGTCATCATAGTGGATTGTGGTATCACTTCTGATTGTTGTTTTTTCGCACTCAGATTTCGTGATTCACCCGCCCTTCTTGCTGCTTCACCTGAACTAACATCGCTATAATCACGAAGTGCAACTGGGTCTATTACTCTTGGAATCGGGTATTTTAATATTTTTGTGCCTGAAAACGTTGTCGTCATTTTGTTGGGTGTGATGTTGTGTTCAACATCTAATATTATATATGCACCATTAAACATTGGAACGTTTTCTAATTGAAAATATTGTGTGGGTTGAATCATGGCATTACCCAAACCTGTGATACTTGCCTTATATGACCTGTTTTCATACACATTATATAGATTTTGTCCCTTGGGTGTTGGTGAACTTTCTTTGTTATCACCAGCGAGTCTCGATAAAATCTGAATACTTTCATTGGTGTCGGTGTATTCCTTGCTATCGATTTTTATATCCTTAAACATAGATTGGTTTTGTTCACCGAATCTAACACGGAAGGCACGAACCTGCCTCCAAGGAAAATCACCACCATTTTTTTCCTGACTCTCGTTTTCCTCGTATGGATTTGAATCCCCTTTTGTTGAAAAATCAGCCACATCTGGTGCACTAATATCAATGATTCCGTCTTCTTCAAATCCATTTGTTTTTATCGAGGGATAACTTGAAGTACCCCCTATATACATTGCAACAAAATATGTGTCGGCTTCATTTTGAATCGACCCAGTATGTAGTTTAAATGTATCTTCCCATGACTCATCATCATCAAAACTCAAGAAATTCTGTAGTGGGAAAAATATGAAACCGTTCGCAGATAAAAGCGATGATAACACGGTGAAGACACTTGCATTATCATTATCAACCAAATCGATAAGCATTTCCGCATTGATTATGGTTTCACCAATCGGATTCATCGCTCTGTCAACAAATTTAAACTTATCTATTAGTTTGGTATTTGAACCAGAAATCATGGGATAGTTGGCTTTATTTTGCCCTGTTCCAGTTAACCACTTATCATTAATATTTTTAAATGAATAATATAATTGATTGATAACATCCCTATCACCCTTAATTTTTTGAAGTCGGATGTATTCGTCTTTTAGTTCATCTTTTCTCTTACCTATTATTGAACTCAATCGACTAAATAATGTCGTGAAATACTTATCAGTTGTTTGTTTATACCTATTATCCTCTCTATTTTTTTCCCATAACGAGGTATATCCCGCACTATAATTCGATAACGGTGCTCGATTAAACGTTTTCTCACTATATACCACAATATTTTGTCGGGTTATTAGTCTTTCAATTATTATTTCAAACTGACCTTTTTCAACAGCGGTATTATCACGTATTCTTTTGTCATTATCAGCGTTAGGGTCTAAAAAATATTTGTATCTTTCAATCTTAGTCCTATTATCGATTTCATTTACTGTGTTATAGAGTTTATTGAATTCCGTGAAGAAAGTGACGAAATACTGTCTAAATTTTTCATATTCGTTTTTAAATAATTTTTTATCGCTTTCCGTAAGATAATTTTTAACGTCATGTAAATCCGCTAAAACATAATAACCTTTATTTGGTAGCATGATTTCCTGAGTCACGGTTGTTCCCGTGAAAAAATTAAGTATATCGTTTTCCCAACCATCATCAATTGCCGTTAGAAGTGCACCGATATAGGCATTAACAAATAAAGGTGTTTCAATAATCGATGGAATCATGAAAAAATTGGTTCTTAAATCATTAGGGTATTGTGCGAAAGGGCTTAACGTGTTTCCAAAATTAGATAAAAATAAAACCGAACCCAATTTATCGTCATCGAGATACGGAAATAATTTTTCATCATTATCGTTTTTACCCAAACTATATGCCCAGACATCGATGATATTGTTACCCATACTAAACACCGAGTTACCCATGTTTTTTTTCAATTGTTCAGCAAAAGAATCATGACCCTCATTATATGCAGTTACCATCCCCAGATACTCCGAAAGTAATGGCGAGTTACCTTCAGGAAAATTATCGATTTGTTCGCTACCGTAGAAATCAAATCCTATTGAGCCATCTGATAGAGTTTCAGGGAAATACGTGTATTTATTTAAAAATCGAGTATATAAACCAGTTTCAATACCTTCAACCGTAATGGTATCGGTTCCTTTTTTTTCGTTCTTACCACCAGTAAAATTACCATCCTCATATTCATCGGAAAGATATAGAAGATTATCGGTTGTGAATTGATATGTTGTTCGACCACGTTTTGTTGCTTTTCTATTCCCACCTATTTCTCTATTTTCACTAATGAATTCATTTAATCTATTGGTTCTATCATTACTATCGCTAATACTAATTCGTTCGGTATTGATATCCAGACCAATAAAATTGAACTCATTTTTGTCGGTATAAACATATGCACTTCCTGAATCCGATGGTGTTACGGGAAAAGCAATAACCTCATTTTTTGGAAAATCATATAGATTCACGATTTTATCACCAGTACTGGTTTTATGTCTAGCCGTTAGATTTTCAATATCATTATAAAAATTCCTGATATCGTTTTTATATCGTTTACACATTTCATCAAGAACATCCGCTGCTTTTTTTGTTGTCAACCCCTCATTTAGATTAATTGCTTCAGTTACACCATATAATTCAACATAGGAATCCGATAATTGTTCTAACGCCCGTATTTCCCCTTTTTTTAGTTCGGAAGTGTCGTAATCTGGATATATGTCATATGGCAGTACGCCCTGACTAAAGATATAATAACGAGTTAACAATATTTTGAGAATACTGTCCCGAATATTATCACTAACCCCAATATAGGGACTCGTTGGATTTGCACCACCCAGAATCGAATCTATTGGTGCGATGGGTATCCAGTAATTATTACCATCGTCATTTTGTCGCCCCCTAAAATCGTATTGGTCTTCCCATTTATCTTGGTCTAAAAAAGTGTTAATGAAATCAGAAACAAGTGTTAATTCAGGGAATTCAACTTTCTCACTCAAATCGATTGGTGCGACTCTTTCCTCATAAATCCCGTCTCTGCGATTAATGATTAATGGAAATGGGTAAATCGTTTTGAGATTAGTTTTTTCACCGTAGTCTTTATGACCGATTATTATTTTTTTATTCTCATCTTCATTATGTGATTCGTGTGCTGTCACCGATGTCTTTTTCAGTATTTCGAAAAACTTATCAACATCGTCTAAAATTATCTTAAACACATTATACACAGAAGGAAACATTCCGAGATTATCTATAATACTGGCATTAATCCTATCGGTAACCAATCCAACAAGTTCTTCTCTTCTTGAAATTAAAGACCCTTTTTCATAATATAGTTTATAATAGAAATCCGTGATTTCCATGCCATAATATTTGCATCTCGTATCATTTTGTTCCTTAAGATTTGAATTAATTATAAGGGGTTTGGGTTTTTCTATGTCATTACTGTCGATATCCGCTAATGTCTGACCGTTACCAAGTAAACGTTCTTTAAATTTATATAGTGCTCCATAATACGCTGCCTCGTTTTGAGTCTCTGATGACCAAACACTACCAATTGGGTTGGTAATGATATCAGCGGGAGTCGGGTCTGGTGGAAGTTCTATTTCTTCACTGATATTACTTGAGACCTGATAGAGGATATAAAGTCTTTCTTTCTTGAAATTCTTATCTTTACTTGATTGTTGTTCAATGATTTTGTTATTAAACTCTCGAATATTCCTGATTTCCACAAGATTATCCTTTTCCTCACCTCTATAAATCTCAACAAGATTTGGTTTTTGTGAACTTCTTTTCGCTAAATAAGGAGTCCCTACGTTTGTAAGTATCTCGTTTTCATTAAAATTTATTATCACTTCTTCAGCAAGACCAACGGTTTCCAAGTCTCTCTCAATTCCCCGTAACTCAATAGCGTCTTCATCTTTATCGAGCATTTTCTTTATTTCACCATATAATGATTTCAGTTTTAGTATTAATTCCATTGTGGTTCGAGGCACATCTCCTGCATTGGATGACATGTCGCCACCCAATTCAATTAAAGGCGTGTTTAGAATGTATTTAAATAAAATATCGGTGAGCGGTGCGAAGGTAAGAGCAACAAATTCTGCATCAATAACAAAATTACCGTCATCTGAACTGAATTCCGAATTATATTTAACGAGATGAAGTTTATAGGTTAACGGCTTTCCATAATACCCTTTAAACGTGAGTTCAAAAATCGGTGGCGGGAAATCAAATAACATTCTATATGGTGAATCTTCTTGATTGAAAAATGCCAGACCTCTAATATCTAAAAACTTGATTCTTATTTTGGGGATGTATGATGAATTAATCTGTACCTTGATATCTGTTATTCCAAAACCTTCGTATTGTGTTTTGTTCCCAACACTATCCTCGTAATAATTTGTGGTGAAATTCAGGTAATTCGGATTATCAGATGTATTGTCTTGATTATTGCCAATGAAATTAATCGTACCGTAATCCGCACTGAATTCTTCCGATACGCTGTTATTAACAATAACTGTTCTGCCTTTACGTGTGGCTTTGAGTTCGGCAAAGATATACATGTCCTGATATTGAGGTATGGTGTTTGTCTGATTTTCGTTACCGTTCATCACATTGGGTTCCACGAGAATCACATTTCCATTTACCTTTGTTGTGGTGTGTGTCATACCTGATTTTTGTTATAAATACCTCACATTAAAAAATATAAAAATATTGGACAAATCAATGTTTTCAACTATTTATAATAAAGAAAAAAACAATAACAATTTACATTCACTGAAAACATAGATATGCTGGCATCAATTTGGTTAAATCCGTTTTTTTATTTGTTTCTCGTAATCCTAGTTATGTTGGTTGGTTTTGGGTATTATCATCTGACGAAATTAAATAAAAAAAACTCGGAAACAAAACTTTTACAACAACAGTACGCTGCGAGAATCGATGTGTTGCGAAAAGAACATAGTGATACAATGGAAAAGTTAAGAACTGAAATGCTTAAGCGTGAAGAAGATAGAAGTCGTCAATGGATTGAAAGTGAAAGAGAAACACTTCGTGTACTTAATGGTGTTTCATCATTACTTGATTTGAGTAAAAAAATGGGTAGAGTTGATTCCGATAAGATAATGAAAAAACTCGGAGAGATTCAAATCAAGGTGGAAAATTTAAAGAATTTAAAATAATTTTTGTTATGACAAAAATGGAAGCGTTGTTGGAAGTCAATAATATGATTACCGAGGTCTTGGATGACATTGAAACCGAAATGTTTCTCGAAAACATCATTATTGATGATAATGAGACTCATAAGACCCAAAACACGTTGTTCGAAAATAAAATGGTGCGATAAACTATTTATATAAAAAGAATTTCAACATGAGCAAGATATTACAAGCGGGGGACACGGGTTTCGGTATTCTCATCGAACACGATGCG